TCGTGCCAGCACCCAACGTGATGGAGATGTTCGGGTCGATGACGACCGGAAGGCCCATGAGGATCCCCACAAGGCCGGCCGGGGCCGACACAGTACCCGTAGCCATCGCGTTGAACGCCTGATTCGCAGCCCCAGCATCTGGGAGAACCAGTGGCCGGTTCTGCGAGTCAACCGCACCGAGGAAGAACGCCCAACGCCTCGGATGCATGACGATCAGCGAGGGGGCCGCGAAGCGGTTTGTCCACACCTGCTGAATGGCGTCTGCGAACTTGGCGTAGAGCTCTCCTGCGGTAGGCGTAGCGTCGGTGTAGGTGACCGTGTTCACGCCCGACAGGACCGTGATGCCGTTGGTGGCCTGGTTCAGCATCTGGGTGTCCAGCTGCTTGGCGTAGTCAGCGGCGAGATCCTGGCCGAGCACGGTGTCCGTGGCCGGGTCAGAACGGTCGAGCAACTGCCTCGAGATGTCCTGCTTACCGGCAACGGTGTTCACCGAGAACGACAGGTAGTCGGTGACTGCCGAACCGTCCTGAATAGCTGAGCCTTCAGTCTGAACGGCGGTCGCTGTACCTGTGGTCACCCTTGGAACGTTGAACGTCATGCCCACATCCGGGAGTGGCCGTCCACCGATAGCGTCTGCGAAGGGCCGGCTTGACCGAGCGAACTCGGCAAGCTCGTCCAGCAGGTACTGCGGAGGAACAAGACCAACACCACCGGATGAGGTGCTGATCGCGGCGCGCTGCTCTTCTACCGCGACCTCTCGGGAGTGCCGAGCGATACGAGTCTGCGCGGCAACGTCGCCCTCACCCGAACGGAACAGGTCGCGGAAGAACGAACGGAACTCGCCGTTGGTCTCCCTGACACCCTTCTCGTAGGTGCGGGGCTCGATCCCCACCTTGATCTCGGATCGTGGTGCGGCTTCGAGGGCCTTCTGCATCCGGTCATAGCGGTCGATGTCGTCTGACAGCTTCTTGACCGAGGCCTCCTTCGCCGCGAACTCTGACTCCAGGTCTTCACGCGTCTTGGTGTCCGAGTCGGGCCCAAGCCCCAGAAGGGCTGCGTGGGCGCGTTCGAACGCCAGCGTTTCATCCGCGTGTTCGGCCTGGAGTTCCTCAAGCGTTTTTACGCTCATGGAGTTTTCCTAGCCTTTCAGCGTCTTTCGCGAGGATCGAGCGGCGAGCGGCGAACTTCTTCTGTAGTGCCGCGTGCCACATGGCGAAATCCTCGTCATCCTCTACGGAGCCCCTTTGCGACTCCGAGTCGCCCTTCTCAGCTTCCTGAGCAGCGACGACCGTGGCCTCCACCTCTTCAGGCGGACGACCGGTGGCAGCAGCCAAGGAACGGACTGCGGCCAGGCTTGTCTGTGGGTAGGCCCCCTGCGCCGTCACGGTCACGTCGAAGAGGTTCCCCACCTTGTTGATGGTCCGCATCACGTTGCCGTCATCGTCGGCGCGAAATTCATCGCCGCCATCAGCGACCGTGAATGCGAATGATCCTTGGTTGATGTCGCCCCGCTCGAGAGCGGTGCGAAGGTCTTTAGCCCAGGTGTAGTTGCCTACCTGGGCGTCTATGAAGAGTCCCGTACTGTCGGATTCGAGATGGAGCGTGTTGTTCTTCGTCCTGGCGGCGACGTATCGAGTGTCGTGATCCCATGTCAGATGGACATCTGGGCTGGTCGTGAGAACTTCATCGAAGGCCCCTGGGGCGATCTGTTCCCGGAATCCGCCTAGATCGTGAGAGGTCTGGTTGTAGACGGCGGCATAGCCACGAAGCGTGAATCCCTCATTGGGCCGTCCAGAATGCCGAATCTCGAGGCCCTCAAGCCCCAGGACGCGGATTTCGCGGTCTTGTTCACTCATCTGTGGCTCCCTGTGACGTGACGAGGTTCGGTGCCCCGCCAACCGGTGTCTGCTGTAGCTCGTCGCCGCCCTCCTTGGGTGGCTTGTTCTCCATTTCCCGAGTCTCGTTCTGCGTGAGCACACCGGCCTGGATTGCATCTACATAGGCCGACATGCGAACCGTGAGGCTCGGACGAAGGACTGCGGAAGTCAGGAACTCCGGGAACAGATCACCCCTGAGCGGGAACAGGTCTGTATCCCGCATCAACGCCATCTCGATCCTTCGGATGCGCGGGCCAAGGTCGGCCTGGAGGAATCGGTCGAAGTCATCATTTGCAGCCGTCTGACCGCCTGAGTTCTGGGGGACGATCCCCAACATTCCAGGAGTCACCCGGCAGATTCGACAGACCTCTTCGGCTGAGAACCGCTGGGATTCGATGTATTGGGCATCGCGCATCGAGATACCCGTAGGGATCCACCCAGCACCGTTCCCGAGCATCCCCGGCCTGTGAGAGTTCGCCAGACCGCCGTGGCGCTGGTCCCATTCAGCCGCGAAGCGATCCAAGTCCTCTTGATTCGCCGGTCCGGGGATCGTGATGAACCCCGGCAGGGCCGTCCCGTTCGAATAGAACCGCGACTGATAGTCCCTGGCAGCGAGTGCCGAGCCGATGGTCTCTCGATGAAGGGAGATGGGGGATACGCCCATATCCGAACCGGGGGAGGCCGTCCATCCCCGAATCTGAAGGATCTGAGAGGCCGGGACGCGCTCTGAGCGGCCCCTGCGGCGCACTTCGTAGTATTTCCGCCCCTGGTCGTCCCGTTTCACGATGATGTTCGCAGGGTCAACCAGGATCAGTTGAAGGTCACCCTCGTCCTGAACGGGCCTTCGTGCTATGGCCTTCCAGACGAAGGCGTTGCCCGTCGTCTCGATGGACATGGCGGCGTCTTGCCAGAAGTCATAGGCGGATTGGTCATCGTTCGGCTGCTCTTTGAGCCTGAACCATTGCCAAGAGTCCCTAGCTTCGTCTACATCGGGCTTCTCGCCTCTGTAGACCTTTAGCGGCATCATGCCGATGGTCTCGGAGACGAGCTTGATCGCTGCCCCGGCCGTCGAGAGACCCAATGTGCTCGAGGTGTCCACGAAGGGACCGGCCGTACTGAAATACGGGCTCCGTTGGGGCAATGTCCAGCCGTCAGAGAGCCAATCGCGCTCCTCGACCGCTACAGCGGGCTTTTTACGGGAGAACAGCCCCATCAGAGCGCCCAATAGCTAGGAGTGTCCATCTGGGCGCTGGCTTGATGGACCGCGAGAGCTAGGGCGATGAGAGCTCGAGTCTGTTCGGTCGCCACCAAGCGCCACCCCTGTTCTGTCTCTTTGGTCTGGCCGGCGAGCACCTCACGCCTCAGGGCTTCATCACCGTCATGGACGATCAATCCCGCAGCGATAAGCCGCCAGAGGGTTGCGGTGGCCTCTGCATACCGTGGGGGCGTCTGGGGCACGTCCAGCATCACGATCCCGGCCTGTTTCAGGATCTCAGCCGACCGCATGAAGTATTTGGGGTCGTACAGGACTGTTCGAACGTCGTATTGCTCAGCGAGGCGTCGGATCGTCCACTCGAGGCCCTCGAGGGAGAGTCGGCCTTGTTCGGGAGCCGGGATGATCTTCGCCCCCACAGCGATCCGTCCATCGGGCCTTGGTGATGCCAGCGCGATCCCGGCACCGGAGCCGATCCTGATGGCCATATAGACCGAATCACCCTCGGTAAGGCCCCCAACATCGACTTTGAGTCGATCCCAGTCTTCTTCGGAGAGCCAGGGCGTCTGAGCCATCGTCCAGATGCCACAGGCCCCACGGAGCCATTCGGCCCAGATCAGGCTCTTGGTGTCGTGGCGCTTCTGAAGCGACTCCGTGGTGATGGCCTTGAGCGGATTCGCCTTACGGACGAGCCTGACGTTATGAGGATCGTCCCGTTCGCCCAAACACCATTCGAAGAACTCGATATCGTCCATCAAGGCGTGGTTCATCATGCCTTTTCGGGCGAATGACTCATGTTCGTGGGCATCTCGCCTGAGGCCGGCGAGGAAGGAGTCCTCGTCCCATCCCGCGTTCGAGATGGTCACCATCTGCGCGTTCCGCTTCGGGAGACGCCCCCGGAACATGTTGTAGAGGAAACCGTCGGGATGAGCCTGGAGCTCGTCGATGAGAACAAGGGTCGGGATGGCCCCCGAGTTCTTCTTCACATCGGCGGAAATGACCCGGATCCGCCCCAAAGGCCGGTTATTCGGCCCCGTCCCCTTGTGGTAGATGGCCCTGATGCCTCTTTTGGCATCGAGAGGGAGATCCGAGGTGTCGATCAGGGCGGCCATCTGGTCGAAGATGATTCCCGCCTGATCAGCTGCCGCCGCCGCCACGACGACCTCGGCATTCTTCTTCGTCAGCATGTGATGAAGCCCGAGGGCCGCTAGAAGGGTCGATTTGGCGTTCCCGAAGGGCAAAATGGCGATGATCTCGAGCCTGCCGGCGAAATAGGCCCGCATGATGAGCTTCTGGAACGGCTCGAGGATCAGGGATTCCCCGGTGTCCAGGATCAGCGTGGAACAGAAATCTGTGAAGCCCTTGAGTCCCGGACGGAATGTGCTTGTTTCCATCTGCAACTCCTGCCCGGAAGCGACGGACGTGGGGCTCCTGCCCAGCTATCACCCCCGCCGGCTCTGTGGAGCCCCGCGTGCCCGGCCCACGTGGTAGCCGTCTCAGGTTGTCGGCTTTCGCCTCCCACGCAGTTAGGTTTTCAGCCCACCGGCCGGGCAGGAACCACATATCAAAGGACTAACCGCCGCCCTCCCGCGAGGTAAGCCAGTCAGCCTGTGCCTGCTCTTGCTGATCCTGGGAGAGCATGGCGAATGCAATCAGATATTCAGATCCCTGGTCGGAGAGGAATTGGATGAATTCGTTGTTCAAGTCCATCCCTCATCCCCTTGTGCCGTTCAAGATAGTCAGCGGCAGCCCGAAGGAGTTCCGGATCATCTTTCAACTGCCCCATGCCGGCGTTACAGCCGTGGCAGAGTAGGCCCCTAACAGCCCCGCTGGCATGGTCATGGTCTACCGCTAGGCGATTACCGTTGCCGTTTGGTGCGCCCCCACAGATGGCGCATCGCCCACCCTGCTCGTCCACCATTCGGCGGTAGTCGGCGGGCCGTAGGCCATAAATCCCTAATGACATGGCCAGGTTCTTGCAGACCTTGCTGCAATATCTCGCATTCCCGTGCTGGGCCATGAAATCCGTACTACACACCCTGCAAGCACGGGTTTCAGGCCAAAAGCGCCTGTTGGCCGCGTTGTGTGCCGTGTACATGCACTCGCTCGAGCAATACAGCCGGGGGCGCTTGCGCCCATAGGGAAACGCCGGAATCTCGACCCCGCAGACTACACAATCGGTCTGCTTTTGTTTGGCCAGGTTGAAACAGGCCTTACAAGCGGATTTGAGCTTCCCCTTAGCATCCTTACGGTAGAACTGATCTCGGGGCTTCGTCTCGCCGCACCTGCGGCACCTTTTGGTCCTCCCGTGCAGGGGATCAGTCATGAGGGGGCGATTCTGACACACCGATTCTGAGGGGTCAAACCCAAGAAATCGCTGGGTGGCCTGCTGGGCTTGGTCTTGCTGGGTGATCGTGCCCCTCGACCACCCCCCCTTGATCCAAAATCCTTTTTTCGTTCTTAGCCACGTCTAACTCTGTTGCGTCCACCCTTGGCGATGTTGTGCCTCTCACAGAGGATCTGTGCGTTCTCATCTGTTGCTTGACCACCTAGTGAGAGTGGATGTATGTAGTCCAGGTGTAGTGGGCCATGGCAGTCACCTAGGTAGGACAGGACGCAGGCAGGGGTGGCCCTTAGCATGCGTGCTCTACGCTGCTGGTGTGCATACCCATGCTGATCCTTGTAGTGGGTACGGGCAGGGGTACGGGGGGTAGAGGGGCTACACCTAG